ACATTGATGGAAAAATTTTGGGTCTTGGAAAAAGCATTCAGCTCTTACGAAACTTCTCGATAAGTCAGTTGTATAATCCCTGATTGACGACAAACAAGGCCTTGAAAGTCCGACACATTAAAACGAGTACAAAACAAAACAAAACAACAAAAAGTAAAACAAAGTAAAATGGAAGATCAAAATTTTGATATTTTTAACCTCCCTTCTGACGCATTCGTCACACCGGAGAAAAAAGGTGGTAGCACAGAGTTCTATCAGCCTAGTGCAGACAAAGGAGTAGAAGGGGTTTATGCCTCTCAGATTAGATTCGTGCCAAACGTACATAATCCTGCTCTATCCAAGATCATGAAGTATTATGTGTGGTTAACTGATCCAACAACCGGAGACGGTTTTTCAGTAGATTGCCCATCTACAGTAGGACAGAAGTCTGTTCTTAAAGACATGTACTGGAAGCTAAAGAAATCTGAATCTGTAAAGGATCAGGAATTAGCACAAGAGGAATTCGGTAGAGTTGAATCTCACTACTCGGTTATCCAAGTGGTTGAGGACAAGCACCAACCAGCGCTTGTAGGTAAATTGCTTATTTATAAGTTCGGTGCTAAAATCGCTCAGAAGATCGATGCAGCTCAGAAGCCAATTCAAGGAGCTCCAATGAACCCTTACGATATGTTCGAGGGTAAAGTGTTCGGTCTTCACATCGTGAAGAAAATGAAGTGGAACAACTATGATCAATGTGCATTCATTGGTGATCGTACACCGCTTGTTCTTGATGGACAACCTGTTCAGAAAACCAAAGAGGATATGGAACGTATCACTGCATGGTTGAAAGCAGATTCTCCAGACATCTCAAAGTACGCTTATAAAGAGTGGGACCAAGAGATGACTGACAAAGTTCTATCTACTATTGCTAAGATCGTTCCTGACGGTCGTATGGTAGAGCAGATTTCAAATTCTGCGAAAGCCGAAGGAACAACCGGAGCTAACACAGGTGGTCTAATGGATTCTGCTCCAAAAGCGGCAGCAACTCCAGCAACATCATTTGATGAAGCACCAACTCCAGCAGAAGCACCTGTTGCAGCAGGTGGTGGAGCATCTAGTCTTGACGATCTATACAACGATCTGTAAGAGTTATTCATTCAGTACAAGTTAGGTATTGGATAATTAGGGGTCAAGCATATTGTTTGACCCCTTTTTTTAACCCTTTAAAAATAGATTAGTTATGCAGCTAGAGATTAAAGATGCAGGTGGATTAGATACACCGAGAATGTCAAATGATAGGGTTGCAGAACTCGTTCGTTTTGTTCTTCAATCTAGGTTCCCTGGTGATGTCGAAAGACAACACGTAATTTCAAGAGGTGTTCGCCTCAACTTCTGTTGCCCTTATTGTGGCGACTCAGATAATTCACACAAGAAAAGAGGTAACGTCTATACACATTGGTTGACCTTCAAATGTTACAATGGTGGATGTGAGAAGTATACTGATTTTGAATGGTTCCTACGAAACTTCGATCAGATCTATCGTCTATCAGATGATGAACAAACATCTCTAAAGTTATCAATACAAGAGGAGAAGAAGAACTTTGGTGCTGAACGACAACAATCCTACGAAGCCAACCTGGAGATCATGGTTGAAGCTGAGTGGAGTAAGCTGTTGGTTAAGCGAGAAGATCTAATGTCAAAACTCTATCTATGGGAGATCAAAGAAGGTAGTCCTCAACATGTGTATCTAACCAAAAGAATGCAGACAGTTGATAAGAAGTTTGCTTGGGATAACTACAGAAAACGTTTGTTTGTCTTTAATCTAGATCAGACTGGAGAATTCATTTTCGGTTTACAGACCAGACAAATGAATGATCCAACCGCCAAGTACAAGACTTATACGATTGAGAAGGTCCATGAATTTTTCATGAAGTCTGACGCAGGTCTTTGTGAGTATGCTGCAAAGTATAATCACTTGTCCACGATGTTCGGAATATTGCGGATCAATCTCTATAACACGATCACAATATTTGAAGGTCCGATGGATGCATTCTTGTATCCTAATTCTGTTGCCACTTGTGGTATTGGTGAAATGCCGTTAGATCTGAATAACCTTCGGTACTTACAGGATAATGACAAAGCAGGTATCAAATTTGCTTTGAAAGAATTAGAAGCAGGTAAGCATGTATTCTTATGGAAGAAGATGCTTGAAGAGAACACTCATCTATACGGGTCCAAGCGAAAGGATTACAACGATATTTTTATCAATGGAACCCTTGCTGAAAGACCACCTGGGAGACTGGATCAATACTTCTCAAATCACAAACATGATGGTATATACTTATAAGAAATAAACACTGGAAAACATGACTACAGAAGACGCAATAAAAGAGTTGATAAAGGAATTCCCTAACGATGCAGATCTTGGGAAAGCAATCAGAAAATTGAACGATGATGGAAAGCTCGGATGATCAAATACGAAGTATCCTAAGTGGTGAAACCGAAGCCGATATAGAATTCGTAATGAATTATGTGTACTTGGGTAAGACATCCAGTGAATGGTTACAAGCTGCAACGGATGCTGAAGGTTTAAATGCTGAAGGTAACCCTAATTGGTATGAGCCAATGTCGAATAGTACATATGCTGTTTCAAGCGCAATGGTAAACCTAATGGTTCTAAAGGATATAAGAGCGGCACAAGCCTATGAAGCACAAAAACAAGAAATCCTAGCGTCTAACGTTATGGATTCTGTTTTGAAGGCTGCTGTGCAAAAGAGGAGAGGAAACCAAAATAACCCAACGTTAGACAATGACTGAGGAACAGAAAAAACAAGTTGAAGAGTGGGACCCGAAAGAAGCTGAAGATTCTATGGGTGGTCGTCGTTTGAAGATGCCAGTAGCATTTATCAGACCTGAATCTGAATTACCTAAGATGCAGATTGAAATCGAGGAACCTAAACCAGTGGAATTAAAAGTGACAAAACCACAAATAGTTTACAGACCAAAGAACAAAAACGCTCTTTTCTAGGACGTTTTGTAAAAGGTGGAAATAATAACATGAAACGATACCATTTTGATAATTGCACGCAACTAAGTTGATGTAATTAAATATAAAGGACATGACTGAAGAAGAGAAATCCGAATTATCGCCTGATGCGATGGCTTTGTTTGAAGTACAAGGCCAAGCGCCAGCTCCAAATACTCCAAAATTAGATAATGGAATTACCGATGAAGATGCTATTAAGAAGATCCTTTCAAACTTTGACGAAGAGCTTGTTAAGTGGGATGGGATTATTTCATCAATCACTTTTAGAATGAGAGACATTGGTAAATGTGTTGACGTTCAAATGGATCTTTACGATCATCGTCATCAGATAGTCGATCGTAAGCACAAACTCCTTCGGACCCTTGCTAAGTTCTCAATGAAGTACAAAGAACAACGAGCAGCAAGACTTCAACATTATACCGGGAACTATGATCGTAAACTGACTACAGGTGAACGAGACAAGATGGTTGATTCGGATACAGCAAAAATGAAATACAAAATGGATCTCTTAGAGAACCATGTTAACCAAATAGATCAAATCTTCAAACTGATCGAGAATGTAATCTTCGGATTGAAACATCGATTAGAACTTGAGGCGTATCTAAGAAAAATGTAATGACTGTAGAACAAGAAAAATATTCGCAACTGATTATTGGGTATGACGTTAGATCTTCAGCTCGGTAAAATAGATATAGAACTCTATTTAAGTAATATGGAATTTGCGCTTAAAGGAATGTCAAAAAACGGAAACAAAAAAAGAATCATGAAAGACCAACAAAAAGTAACAATAGACGAGTTAATTCAGGAACAAAATGACCTGGGGAACGTAGAAGTAAAGGAGGATTTGAAGTACGTTCTTACCAGAGGAGATGGACTTGTAAAGAAGTCTAAAGACATTATTTGGATTGAGTGGAATCCTGATGGATCATTCAAAGCAAAGCACGAACATCCTGAGGAAGGACGAAGTCTTTTGATGAGTCCATTTAATGTACATTTCACATGGCAGACAACACAGATTGCTGAGTGGGATGTTGAAGAAGGTGCCATTACGTTCCGAACACAGAATAGTGATTATACACTTGAAAAAATAAAGCCATAAGAAGATAATGCAACGCTGGGAAGTTACCGAAGATAATTTATGGCTCAAGCTCGTTGAATGGGATGATGAACTCGATAGGAGACAGGTCGAGGTATCTTTCACGAAACCTGTAAAAGATGCTCACTTCAAGAAAAGACCGGGATGGGATGGTACTATTCCATTCTTAATGAAGAAACGATATATCGCGGTTGGACTTTGGAAGGAGCTACTTACACTCAATGAAAAATTCAAGTTAGGGATTACAATCTTTGGACTTGAAAGAGTCATTGATTTTGATGCTAAGTACGAAGACTTCAAAGCATGGGTTGATGAGGAATTCAAAGATGGTATTGGTGGTGATCCTGAGAAGATGCCACGAGAGTACCAGATTGAAGCTGCATTCAAGATCGTTAAGTATAAGATCAGTTCACAGGAACTAGCGACGAATGCCGGTAAGACTTTCATCACTTATATGGTGACTGCTTATCTCATGCATAAAGGAGCAAAGAAACTTCTGATGATTGTTCCTACAACTAACCTGGTGATTCAGGGTGTTGAAGACTTTCAAGAATATGGCGGTCATAAACATGGTATGATATACCAACAGATTCATGCTGATTCAAAGAAGATCAATTCTGAGGCAAATGTTGTCATGGGTACTTATCAATCACTCGTCAAGAAAGATGGTTCTTGGTTAAGTCAATTTGATATTGTGTTTGTCGATGAAGCACACGGTTGTCCAGCAGTTTCAATTAAGAGTATCATTGCTCAGTGTACTGGATCGAAATATCGTTTCGGTCTATCGGGTACATTGACTGCTGCAGGATTAGAAACCGCGGACTTCTTTACTATTCAGATGTGCCTTGGACCTATGGTAGGAAAGATCACACCAGAATTCCTCATAGAGAACGATTACGCCTCACCTGTGGACATTAAAATCATTCGAATGAAGTATCTACCCGATGCTACATTAGAACGTCTTGCGAAGCTCCGTAAGAATAAGATGGAAATGAAGGGCTCTGAGATATACCAGATCGAAAGAAAACTGGTGATCCAGTCTCGCTTACGTATGAATTTCATTTTGGACTTTGCCGTTAAGTCTTCCAAGAACACATTGATCTTGTATCAATCTGTTGAAGAAGGTTATGGCAAGACACTTTATGATGCATTCCGTGAACTAACACATGATCGTGAATGCTTCTACATTGATGGATTAACCAAGAATGATTTGAGAAATGAGTACAAGACCCGAATGAAAACCGGGGAAGGTAAAGTCATGATCGCTTCATTCGGTACATTCTCAACTGGTATCTCGATCAATAACATTCACAACATCTTCTTGGTTGAATCTTACAAGTCTGAAAGTATCATCAAGCAGTCGATCGGTCGTGGTCTTAGAAAGCATGCTGACAAGGATAAAGTACGGATCATTGACTTCGTAGACAACTTTACTTGGAAGAACCAATTGAACTATCTGATGGATCACTCTAACGAACGTATTATGATATACGAAAAGGAGAAGTTCCCATATCAAGTTATCGACGTGGATCTCACGACCCGGTGACCACCTTTTAATCCCGTTCCCGGATATATAGATGGAATGAGATTCCTAAAGACATACAAGTTATTTGAAGGTGGAAACGCTTTACACCTCGCTCGACCTATCAAACAGTCAGAGGTGAGACCGACTATCCAGACAATCAAGGACGTTATATTTCCTGCATTGGGTCTTGAAGGATTCGGTGTAGACGTCGTTCAGATCGGAAGTGCAGGTAAGAAAATTGACGATGATGATGTTTCTGGTGACATTGATCTGGGAATTGCTGTAGATGTCTACGCAGAGAAGCATAACGTCGATCCTAACGAGGTATTAGACCATATCTATGCTACACTACAAAAAGAATTCCCAGGCTTTGAATCGAGGATGATGAAAGGTCTTGAAGTTGTTAGTCTTGGTTATCCGATCGCTAACCAACCGAGATTAGGATACGTACAATTAGATTTCATTCCGGTAAAAGATATGGAATGGGCGAAGTTCATTTACCATGCTCCTGATGCAAGGAAGGGTGAGAGTGCTTATAAGAGTGCACATCGAAATTGGTTGTTCTGTGCAATCCTATCCCAGGTGATAGAAGATGAAGAGTTTGACCTTGATGGTAACAAGTTAGGATACCGTGGTTATATGCTCAGATTAAATGATGGTCTTTCTAAGATTGAGAAGTCATGGGTCGGTAAGACTAAACTTCTGAAGAATCCTAAGAAAGTTTCAGATGAGCCAGTCACAAAGAATCCAAGAGAATTCGTCAAGTTCCTTTATGGTAAAGGTGTAAGACCAAACCAGGTGAAAACGTTCGAAGATGCTTATTCTAAGGTGTTAGAGCCAGGTTTTAAGTTTGCTGATAGGCTCCGAGATATTGAAGAAGAATTGAAACGATTCTTAAAAAGAGTTGACTTACCGATTCCGAAAGAAATATCTAAACGAAGACGTGCTGAAACAGATGCATCATTACCGAATAAAAGTAATAATGGAGAAGAAGATGTCCAAGACGAATAATATGTTCAAAACAGCCATCGAGTTATTCCTGGGCCAATTGGTTCTGGGCGTAAACGTGGCCCCTGATGGCATAGAATTCATGACAATAAACGGAGAAGTTGGATCAACAGTCCCAAATTATATGGGAAACCTAGATGTACAGGTGGGAGAAGAAATAGTCTATGAAATAGAGAGCGCATTGATTCCTATTATAGAGAACGGTACCGACCGTAAGATGTTTGAGATGTATGACTACATCAAGGAGATCGATCAAGAAAAATTACAATACAAATCAAAACTATTTCTGACAATTGTCCAAGGTAGTATTGAGAAAATCCTCTTAACTGATAAACTAGCTTTAGAAGGGCGAACTATTATTGGTACACAAGAGGTTATATACAACGATGGGAAACGATTCCTAATCAGTCTAAACTAATAAACAGAAAGTTATGGCCGGTATAAAACACCTGACAGACATTTACAGAGTACAAGGAAAAGAGTTTATCACAAAACTCTTCGATGGCTTTGTTACAGTCAACGAAAAATTGGACGGAAGTGCATTCTCAGTCGAGAAGAATTTCGTAACCAAAGAGCTTGAATTTTACAAGAGAAACAACAACGTTCCAATATCATTGGTTGATCGAACATTAGCCAGATTCTATGAGAAGCCAATCGAACATTTCAATAGTCTACGTATTGAGATAAAAGATAAGATGCCACAAGGCTGGAGATTCGGTTTCGAATACCTTCTATCTGAGCGTCCTCAAGAGATTGCTTACGATCGAATTCCAAAGAATTCGTTGGTTCTATCTTACATACACGTCAGAAATGGTTCTGGTCAAATTATCAGAACGATCCAAGATAAAGATGATCTAGACAAATGGGGAGACATTCTCCAGGTTGAACGACCACCAATTATATTTCAAGGTGTTCTTAACGATGAGCAGAAGATTCAGATTATGGATTTCCTTGATACACCGAGGACAGAGCTAAATCTTAAATTCAAGACTGAATCTTTTATCAAATACATTATATCGGTTCTTAACCCTAAGTTGAGAAAGACCTTATTGAATGATGATCTTAGTAAGCCTATTGAAGGTGTTGTGTTTAGATTCGGATCCGTTGATCAAGAAGTTGTATTGGCCAAACTAGTCGATCCTATTTTTCAGGAACTAGCAAAGCAGAAATTATCAACACCGACCGGTGGTAACGATATTTATCATATCACATTGCTTGACATCATGAATTACTTTGATGGTCTTAACCTTAACAAGTTCAAGCCAATGGGTCGTTCATATGATGAGCGTTATATCAATTTCATATCCAAAGCATTTAATGATCTCGTTGCAGATCATGGAGAGGATTATGAAGATGTTGATTTCAATGAACCAGAATATCTTAAGAAACCAGAATTCGATTTGAACGCTGAGTTTATTGATGACCAAGTTACCTTGAGTCATATTGATCGTGCAGATGGTCTTAAGAAACTATTCAAGATCATGCTTTCAGCTTTCAAGAACAAGCGACGTAAAGTAACTGGAATATTCACAAAGGGTGTCATAGAACAGTTCAATCAAACTGTTGATATGATTAACAGACACTTGATGCAAAATTTACGAATCGTAGAAAGTGAAGTTCCATTATTTGGTGACTTCCTAGATCGAAGAGGTCGAGGTGCAGAAATTGCAGAAACCGAGGAAGAAGATTCGGAAGAGGAAGAACTATATGCTGAAGACGAACCTAAAGACGAACGTGAATTTGATGCTGAGAAGTTCAGAGAAAAAATGGACAGTCTTGAAGGTGGTGAAGAAAAAGACGAAGGCAAGAAGAAAAGAAAGGCCGGTAAAAAGGTCAATATGATTGTTGGTCGTTTCCAACCATTCCACAATGGTCACATGGAGATGATCGAAGAGATCTATTCAGTAAACAAGTATCCAGTAATGATTGTTGCGGTTCACCCGGGACATAACAAATCTGGTAAGAGTCCATTATCATTAACTACAATGCGAACCATGCTCGAGAATCTTCAACAAGATGGTAATGGTAAGATTTGTGGACACCGTATTATCGGTCGTGGATTCATTGGAGACATTATAGAAGCGGTCAGACCAGATTTCGAGCCTGTTCTATGGGGTGTTGGACCAGACAGAATCATTGGTTATCAGAAACAACTTGAGCATAATTACATGCGAAAGAATGAATTAAATCTTGATGAGCGATTTACTGTTATGGAAACCAAACGATACATGAGTGGTACGGATGTTCGAGAGAATATCTTCAATGATTCATTCGGTGCATTCAAAGCACAAGTTCCTAAAAGCGTTCAAACCATATTTCCATTACTCCGTAATGACATCTTGAAGTATGATCTACCAGCTAAAGAAGAGTAATGATACCGAAAGAGGAAATTTCATTTATCCTCTAACCGTTCTATTTCGGGTGTTGTATCAAACTTTCTACCCCACTTTAAATATTGATCCTTGATGATTGAAACTCTATTTACACCAGAGATGATCGAGCAACAACCGGATATGGAATTCAATTTCTTAAAATACCTGAAGAACAGAGAATTTTAACGATATATAAGGTATGAAAAGAATTAAATCTACTAAATCTACTAAAGCATCATGAGTAACGTGAAGAAATTTAATGAACTTTTCGAAGGTCAATATGGTATGGAGAAATTTGATTTGGAATCTTCCAACCGAACTGTAATTGGTGTAGAGTGGAGAACAGGGAGAACAAACATTGGATTTGTTGCTGTTGCCTTACATGATTCACACGAGTGGACAGTTTATATCTGTGGCGTTCCTGGAAAAGATGAAGTATCTGACGTGAAATTGGTTGCCGATTATGGTACTCGATTATCTGAAGAAGAAGGAACAGCATTCTTCCCACATTTGGAAGCACCCGAAAAATATACATACAAAGGACGATGAGCAGAATACACGATTTTAAGAACTTCCTTAATGAGATGAACGGATATGGTGAAGAACCATTCTTTTACATCCAAGATGGAGATCTACATAATTACATGTTCAAGATTGAAGATGGTAAGAACGTAGAGCGTGGTATGGTTATCTCAATAGGTAACTTCAGTAGGTTTACACAACCCGCCGAAGCTAAGAATGCTTATGGCGTTATCACAATTGTAGAAATGAGTCCGGAGGCACTGGATCAAGCCGTAGCAGATGAAGGTAAGTTCGAGACTAACGAGTCCCGTATTGATGCCGATGATGCTGCTATGGAGAAGATCATGCACACATTAACAGAAGTCATCAACGATTATCTACAGAAATCACCTAAGGTGAACAAGTTCTATGATGAGATGCAAGCAACGTTACATTCTGCAAATTATGCAGCGAGCTTTAAAGGATCTACAGAAGAATGGCCAGGAGACTGGAAATTCCAAGAGATTGAAAACGGTAAATTGAATTTAGTATCAAAATGAAAAACATAAAATTATTTGAAGACTTCGACATTAACGAAGGATCATACGAAGACTTCCTTACAAACAATGCTGATGAGATCAAGCAAGCAATTGATGAGATCAAGCAAGCTAGTGAAAAACTGAAGGACCTTAGTCCAGAGGAATACGAAAAAATTGTGAAAGCTGCTTTTGCCCCACATGAAGATACTTATGATCGTACGATCACAGAATTTGTAGATTCAAGTTTGGGTAACCCACATGGTATAGATGCAAGAGACATTGCAGATACAGCGATCCGAAATGAAAATCAAACTGGTACAGAAGCCATTATGATTCTTGATGCCATCTCAACTATTACAAGTAGCATCATTCACCCTAGAACAGGAACAGGACGACCTAACAGACCAAGAAGAGGTCCGGGTTTCATTCCAACTAAATAATATAATGTCTGCCAAGACTAGTAAATATAAAGTTCCAAAGAATGTGGTTAAGATCCCAGACGGGGATACTGGCTACAATCTGGTCAAATCAAAGTATAACCGCTTTATTTGGACGTGGAACAATGCGCCTAAGAATGAGGACAATGACTATAAGCCTAAGCACATCAAACATCTTGATGAATCCGAGGAGATAGAAGGTGGTATTGCTGATGGTAAGAGCTTACAAGATCTATCCGATGAGCATGAAGTAACAGTTGAGCATATTGAAAGCCAACTGTACAAGGGTATCAAAGTCGAGATGGAACATACAACAAGTATGTCTACTGCTGAGGAAATTGCCATGGACCATATATTTGAAGATCCATATTATTATGATAAACTTGCAACTATTGATTCGCACGAAGAGGAAGGAGCAAACGATCTAGAGCTGGAGGATGAAAATACTGATGAAGCATCAGGATGGGACGTAGATATGGGAACTACTTCTGGTATGGGACAAGCTGCAGGATCAGCAAAAGGAACAGTCGGTTATCGTAGTGGTCCGTTATCAAATGGAAAAATGTTGCCTACAGATGCTCACGAAGACCCTGATGAAAGGGAACAAAGAAAGAAGAGTAACATACAACGATTCAAAGATTTTAAACCTAAAAATAAAAAATGATGATTGCAATGATTGGCGTAAACGTAGTAATTGGTGTTGTATGTGTAGTAATGGTGTTAGTGATAGCAGCATTTATATGGAAGTATAACCAAGACAAGACAAAAACTGCTGGAGAAGTAGTTGATTCTTTAATTGATGATGTTGAAGATGCGGTTGAAGAACTGGCAGAAGACATCAAAGAAGAAGTCGAGGATGTGGTTGACGATATTAAAGAGGAAGCCGTTGAAGTATACGATAACTTTCAAGACTTAATCACAGACAAAGCTGTATTGGTTCTTATTGAATCGCTTAGCCGTATTAAGACGAAGACTCGTGTTTGGTTCATGGCAAATGGTAAGACTAAGGTTGAAGCCGATGCGATCATGGCAGACATCAGTAAGCCGTTCGATGCAAAGGGTATGGATTTAGAATCCGCCCCATTCAAATTCACAAAAAAATAAGTGAAACATTTAGAAACTTTAAACGAAAAATTCGGCGATATTAAAGGATTTGGTTCTAGTGGTAATTTAGAATTCAAAACCACTTTAGATGACATCATTGTTGATGTGGCTAATAGTCCATTTGAAGATGCTGATTTTAGACAGAATGGTTTCATAGAATGGGAACTTGGTCTCAACCTTAATAGAGCAGGGATTGAGTGGTTCGGTGAGTCAGTAAGACGTGTTTTGCTTTCGGTTAGGGTAAATGAAGAAGATACAGAGTTTGAAATCGATAGTAATATCGAAACAGAGAAACTCAATATTACCAAATCGTGTTATGTAACAAAGATTGATATTGACATGCATGATAGTACGGATCATACCGATTGGGATACGGTAGTTTATATTGGTAATTAGTTTATATTGGTAATCCAGAATTGTAAATAATTCTTATCTTTACGGGAAATGTACCCGTAACTTTCAAAAGACTTTTTCACGGATCTAAGAGATCGCCTAATGCTTATCGTAAGCGTGAGGTTATCTATTATACAGATCACCCAGAAGTTGCTGAGACTTATGGTGATGTTTATGTTGTTGGTTCCAGGAAATACTGATGGGCTAATTATTGGAAACATCATGGATACTAAGTTTGGTGAAGTTCCGTTACATGTAGATCGTGACTGGCGTGGTTTACCAATATTTGATTTTGAAGATCAGGCCGATGAATATTACGACCATCTCGATTACTTCACAAGTACCTTAGTTATTGTTCCAAATATGCATCCAAATATGCATCCATTCAACAAAAATTTCCACGTTAGGATAGAAGATGCCGAAACTTTTTCTAAATTTGTTGATATATAAGAGTACAATATTTATGGGGCCGAATGGCATTTGACATACGGTAGTTCATATTGAGTAAGCATGTGGTGTCCGCCTTGAGACACGTTAATAAAGAGGGGCAATGCTATAACAGGCAACATTGTTAACAGGGCCGTTGAGGCCACTCTTAATGTCGTACGATCTATCGCTCCAGTAGCGATGGGTTATGAAGCTGGAGAGCTTCGCCTAGCGGCCTAAGAGCTGAGGACCGTCGGACCAAGTTCGGCACCTCGTAGAAAAAAACTCAAAGCCGTCGAGGTCGATACCAACGGGATATAAAACGGAACAGTTCGGAGTATCACATATACTTCGATAGTTGTGGGGCATGAAGCATAAGTCCTTGTGATAAATTGTGATAATTTGCAGGTGTAAGAAAAACCTGATAAACATGTAGAAAACCGATTTGATACAGTATTGGACGAGGGTTCGAAACCCTCCGGCTCCACCGGAGCTGTTTTGTACCTTTTTTCTAAATATATTTCGATATATAAAGAAAAAAGGTATACGATGGCGAGAAAACCCAAAAAATACCATTACATTTATAAAACAACTTGTAAAGTAAATGGTAAGTATTATGTAGGAATGCATAGTACAGATAATTTAGATGATGGATATTTAGGTTCGGGTACATATCTTTGGCGTGTTATTAACAAATATGGCAAAGAAAACTTTGATGTGGAGATATTAGAATACTTAAATACACGAAATGAATTAAAAGAAAGAGAGGCGGAACTAGTCAATGAACAATTTATCGGAGATTTATTATGTATGAATTTGAAACCCGGTGGCTATGGCGGGTTTAATTCTAAAGAACATCAAATTAAGTGTTCAACAGCAGGAAATGTTGGTTATGTTAACAAATTAAAAACCGATCCAAACTTTAAGATTAAGGTTAGCGCCAACACATCAAGCAGAAATCGAAAAATGTGGGAAGATCCAGAATATAGAGAATATATGATGGAACATTGTGGTAACTCAACAACCGGAAAAATTTGCATAAATAATAAAGTGCAAAATAAATTTATCCTACCAACAGAGTTAGAAGAAATGGTAAATCTCGGATGGAAACGAGGTAGAAAAACAAAAGAATCAACGAAAAAATGAATATCAAAAATTTTACTACTATAATAGATACTGGAAATTTCGAGGTTGAAAATGATAATATGCGTTTATGTACAGACAACTTGAGTATATCAATGAGTATGGAAGTTGTTAATGACCTTGACATAAAGAATGAACATATCTATTTAAAGTATGCGAAGTGCGCTGAATTCTATAAAATTAACTATTACTATAATAATAATTTAGTCTTTAGTAGATACTGCTTCCAAGTTATAGGCCTTTTGGATTACCCTACTTTTTATTTACCTGTACCGCTGGGACCGAAAGCTGAAGGTAAATTTTATTACAGTGAAAATAAAATCAGAAAATTGAACAACGTCTTACACGGAAACGACAGTTTTTACAATACCGGTGTAGACAAGGTTATCACATATCTTAATGGTCATGATTCAGTTATTATGGCTATTTAACCGTATAAATTTAAACAAAATAAAGAATGGGATTCTTTGATAATATTATAGGTGCAGCAGTGAAAACTGCACTTACGCCAGTAGCAATCGTTAAAGACGTTGTTAATGTGGGAACAGGAGAAGAAGCAGATACAACTAAGAAATTGGTTGGGTCTGCTGTAGAAGATGCAGGAGATGCATTGAATGATCTTGTAGATGGAGAATTTTAAATTGCTTTATACCTATACAATAGAAGGCAAAAACTATTCGGTATATGGCGGTAATTTGGAAGAAATGAAAAGAGTTGCTGATATTCTTGGCTGGCCATTTCCAGAATTTCAAACATTAACAAAGTTGATAGATAAAAAAAACAATACGAAACGCATTTAAAAAATTGGTTGCCGATAAGAAAATTGTATCTTACTCTAACGGAGAGATTACTAAAAAGAATTGATCGCACAAGGCATCGAACTTGCCATGCCGATCTAAAGACGCGAAGAACACGGGTGAGTTAACCGATACATCATAGGGAACGACTAACAATAGTTGAAACTAGGATGTTCATTAAGCAGGGAGACGGAGTTTAGTGCCTTCACACTTTTAAAAATGACGCACAAATATACACATGTGATAGAGGGAGAACCTATGTTGTATATGGTGCAAACATTGAGGAAATGAAAAGAGTTGCTGGATATTGCGGTTATCCGTTTCCAGAATTCTCAACATTGAATCTAAACGAAAGTAAACTACCCATAGGAAGGAACGCCTGTGAAAAAAGTATTATCTTTGCCCCAGTGGTTGGTAGTTTACGCATTACAAGGGCATGTTTCTAATAGGGTAGCTTGCACGAGATCTCAGTTAAACCTTATTCCTTTTCGTTAGGGTACACTAGAACTCCTTAACTTTAGCCAAGTAGGTAAATCTTGGGACTCATAATGTTCTGGCCCATATGACCAGATGGTGGAGGGCAAATCGGATAAACCGGTTAGCCCTAATTGAAAAGGTCGGTTAATCCCGACCTTTTCTTATTTTAGCAAGATGATAACTAGCATTCGAGATATAATCCAAATGGTACCGGCCTTCAGTGAGAAGATCTATCCAGTTATGCCATCAGAAGAAATTCTGGATTCGGCAGAGAAATTTTTAGTTCAAATCCCCGCATTCTATCGGAAGATACTATCAATAGATAATGTGACCATAAACAATGGTGGTACTATCTCATTAGATTGGACTGTAGCCCGAGAATTCGTATCTATTGAGATTGGTGCAGGGCGAGTAGGATTCTTTTGTGATATGCCGGATGGGATAAATCCAGAAGGAGTATTTGAAATCACAAATGAATGTCCCAAACCGATCGCGACTGTATTAAACAAACTTTACGGAAGAAAAGATATTTAATTTCCGTTTGTCAATATTATTCTTATCTTTGGTCCATGAGAAGGCAATCGATCAATCTGGGAACAACGAAACTGAAGCCATTGGTAAATTGGTTTTAAGACTGCAAAAAGAATCAGTCGAAACAGAACCGATCAAGGATGCTATTGTAAAGGCAATGAAATCACATCGGGATTTCATTGCCGAATTTGAAGTTGTTAGAAGATCAATTGAATGTGACTATTACAATCATTCAGCTATTAATGGTCGAACACTTGATAGTACCGAAAGGCAGAGAATGATTGAATCTGATGCAAAACGACATGGTAGTAATTTGACTAGACAATACAAATGAGAACCACATACGGAAATCACGGAAATCCAATCGAGGATCAGTATAAGTATATGAAGTTGAGACTGAAAGCCAAGAAGGCAGGACGTCTGAATGATACTGCTGAGAACATTGCCAAACTAGAAGATAAGATCCTAGAGATCAACAAGAACTATAAGTTTGAGGAAGAAGTCTTTACTGAGAAGAAAGTAGAGACCGCTCAAGATGTATTGAGATCAAAGATTGCCAAGCTTGAAGGTACTTTATCAAATGAGCACTTCCTTGCTAATGTGAGTGCTGAGATTAAAGAACTCAAAGAAGCAGAACTACAATCTCTTAAAGACGAATTGAATCAAATAATTTTCTGAGAGGCTTAATTATTCGTTATTTTTTCTTATCTTTATGGTATGAAAGAAACAACGCTAGTATCCGCCCCAGTAATTACTCTTAAGAATGTTAAAACTTTTGTTGGCCGTGAAGGTCACGGATTGAATGCAGACGTTTATGTCGATGGTGTGAAAACCGCATTTTGTCGTGATGATGCTTCAGGTGGCGAAGTTGATTATGATGTTTACAACCTAGAAGACTACGATGGAGTTTTTGAGCTTCACGCAAACCACATCAGAGCATTGAGAAATGCTGGAATCACAGTACCAAAAGAATTTGAATCATGAAAACTAAAATCGAAATCAAATCAGTATTCGGAAAAGTACTTTTCGAGCACGAAACCGAAAACAACACACTATCGAAAACGGTCAGTGAAGCCGTAAAAAGCTCTGCTGACCTTAGCTCTGCTGACCTTAACTATGCTAACCTTCGCTATGCTGACCTTCGCTCTGCTAACCTTCGCTATGCTAACCTTAGCTCTGCTGACCTTCGCTATGCTAACCTTCGCTATGCTAACCTTAGCTATGCTAACCTTCGCTATGCTAACCTTAGCTCTGCTGACCTTAGCTCTGCTGACCTTAACTATGCTAACCTTCGCTATGCTAACCTTAGCTCTGCTGACCTTCGCTATGCTAACCTTCGCTATGCTAACCTTAGCTCTGCTGACCTTCGCTATGCTAAGACTGACAAGAGGTACATTCAAGTCTCTTGCATTGGCTCATCTAAGCGTATGACAACCTACTGTTTTGAAGATGATATTGTAACGTGTGGGTGCTTTAAAGGAACACTAGAATCGTTCAAGAAACAGGTTGAGAGCACTCATAAAAACAACGACCAGTACTTGAAAGAATACCTAGGACTTATTAACTACCTAAAATCACTAAAATGAAAAAGACATATTATCTGGTTATTCTGAACTTCGTAGGATTTATGAACGAAATGAAGATTATCTTTATCCAAATGATCGTTCGGATAAAAAGAGATTGGCCTTATACCGAGAGTATAACGGAAGAGCAAATGATCTATTCCGAAAGATGCTTGAGTCCTTTATGTGGACTGAAAAAGAGTTGGATACCGTTGGACAAGAAGATCTTGACAATATGTATCGTGATGCTTGGTCAAGAGGTCATGCGAATGGTCACTATGAAGTTTACTGCTGTTATGAAGATGTAGTAAGCAAGTATGACGATTGGTTGACAGATAAGATCACCAGAGATGAATTCGAAGAGTATTTAGACGTATGAAAAATTTACAGTTTAAATAGTGACGAGGTAGGTGGTATGAGATGTAAAAAACAACATTTCGCAATTGATAAATTGGAGAACATATCACTTTGTGGTATTGAACTCATTGCTACATCGGCAGAATTTGATCTTGATGAAGAAAAACTGATTTCAGTTAATTGTAAGAAATGTATTAAAGAGGCAAAGAAACATGGCAAAGAGAATTAGAGGAAATCACTTATTGGATTTAGGATACCTTCCAGGTAGACCAGTTGGCGTAGCAATCGATGCAACTAAGAAGTTGTTGAAAAGAAACACAGTTGAGGAAGTCCTAGGTATGCTTAAGGAGGTCCTAGACGATCCCGATGCATTTTTAGAGCATGAATACCTATCTAAGGTAGCGGAAGCCATTGTAGAAGAGAAACGACCTAGAGTTGATCTACTCAGAGATGAGCCTTTACCATATGCAATCTACGGTCTTGAAGGTATCGAAAAAGGTGCTCGAGATCAGATGGATGTTGCTATGTCATTACCTGTTTCTAGGAAAGGTGCTTTGATGCCGGATGCTCACGCTGGATATGGTTTACCAATCGGCGGAGTTCTAGCATGTGAGAACGCAATCATTCCTTATGGTGTGGGTGTTGACATTGGATGTAGAATGTGCTTGTCCATATACGATATGGGTGACGATCGATATGTCGAAAGAAATGTTCAGACCCTTAAGAAGGCTTTGGCCGACAACACAAGGTTCGGTATGATGGGTGTTCACGAAGATCCAGTTGAACATGAAATATTTGATCGACCAATCTTTGATGAGATCAATATACTGAAGCAGTTGAAGGATAAGGCCTGGAGACAGATCGGAACTTCTGGTGGAGGTAATCACTTCGTTGAGTTCGGTATGATCGAGATACTTGAAGAGTCTGACCTTGGTCTTGCTCCAGGTAACTATGTTGCTGTATTGTCTCACTCAGGCTCAAGAGGTTTTGGTGCTAAGATTGCTGATCACTATACCCGAATGGCAAAGAAGTCGAGAACTCTTCCTAGACATGCAGGACACCTTGCATGGTTGGATATGGATTCTGAAGGCGGACAGGAATATTGGATTGCCATGAATTTGGCTTTGGATTATGCTTCGGCATGTCACCACGATATTCACAGACGTCTTAAGAAGTATCTTGGTAAGGAGCCTTTGGCGACTGTTGAGAACCACCACAACTTTGCTGCTAAGGAGATCCACGATGGTGTTGAATATATTGTCCACCGTAAAGGTGCGACTCCAGCATCAGATGGTGAGATGGGAATCATTCCAGGAACGATGGCCGACTTTGGTTATCTCGTGAGTGGACTTGGTGATGAAAATTCACTTAGATCTGCATCTCACGGTGCTGGCCGAGCTATGTCGAGAACTGTTGCCAAAAACACATTCTCTGGTAAGTATGCTAAGGACTACTTAAAAGAGCGAGGAATTACATTACTTGGAGGAGGTGTCGATGAACATCCTGAAGCATACAAGAAGATCGATGAAGTGATGGCACACCAAACTGATCTTGTTAAACCAATTGGTAGATTTCACCCGAAAGTTGTTCGCATGGCGGACGATGATCCTGATGCTAAGAAACCATGGGAGAAGAAATAGAACTAATACACTATTTAATAGGTGGTGGCTTGATTTTAATAGCCGTCCTATTCGTTGTTATTATGCGAGGGCTCTGGACTGTTTTGGTTGAGGATGCAGTTCCTGTGAATGAAGAGGAGAAACCATGGGAGAAGAAATAAATACAATAACCAGAGGGATAGTAATATTCCTCTGGTTATTCTTCTTGACCCTTGTATTCTTATTTCGCATCGTCACACAAGTTAAATCTGAGTTTCATCCCAATCAACGTTGGTTGGTTGATGAAACTAATGGTCTTCATGTGAAGCCAGAACTTCCTGTTGAGCATTTGGACATGTTTGACAACCCACACCTGACATTAGATAACGTTTTCGCCTTGCTCAGCAAGCCTAAGGACATCACAGAGGAGCAGTACCATCTTTTGTGTCTATTCTGCTGTCCAGGATATAAGGCGATGTTAGAACGCATCATTGAGAGTCCGAAGGTATACAATGCATTTCTCAAACTAAGGCTTACTTCTTCAAGAGGAGACTTCAAAAGAATGTTGCCATCGTTCTCGGTAAGTAAACGAAAATTGCGGACAGTCGATGATCATCTATTATTTGCGGATTTTTTTAAGACTGGAATACCACATATTAGATGGGCAGCTCTTAAGAAAGGCAAGGAACTTACACCTGTGTTCATCCATTTCGATATTGATCTGGATGATCCTTGGTTTACTGGATGGAATGAAATACCAGAAGATCCAGAAGTAGTTTTAAACAGACTTCGTAATACTTAACAACTTTTTTCGTACTTTTACAGTTAATACATGAGAAACTACATGAGAAACATCAGTTGGTATAAGGAATTAGACCCGTATCTTCATATACTGAAGCGGGTTGAAAAGTGGGTGGGAACATCTAACTTATTGGAGGTGTTGTCTGCTTGGGATCAACCAGAAAGACACTACCATAATCTTGACCATATGATTAAGATGTTTGATCAATTTAATGAATGGTTCGATTGGAATACAGATCAGATACCAACAGAAACCCTTCAAACTGGGTTTGATGCTTTGGAAAAACAAGCAGATATTATGGCTTGTGCAATTGTATATCATGACGCCGTTTATAATCCTTGTGCTGAAGGCAAAGACAACGAACAGCATTCTATAGAATTATGGCAAGAACATGTCAAATTCAGAAAAGAAGTGATTGTTAAACATTTGAAACAACCAACTGATAATGAACTATTGACGCATAATCTTTCAGTTGCATCTTTAATTGACGCCACAAAAGATCATACGGATTTAGGAGAACCTGGAACATTACAACGAATATTCATTGAATGGGATCTTAAGAATCTTATTTCATCAGATTTAGGTCAATTGATTAGATCTGAGAATAAGGTCATGAAGGAATACCAGTTCTATGATTATGATCTATATCGAGTAGGCAAAGTTGCATTACTCGAAACGTTCGTACCAGTTTGTAAAAAACTGAATCCTGATACTGCGATTGAAGGATTGATTGATTACATTAAAAATAGGGTATTGAACATCGGTGTCTATGCTGGTACGTTCTACCCAATGCATGTAGGACACTACAGCATTCTTAAAAGGGCTGAGAAGGTCTTTGATAAAGTCATTGTAGCTTGTGGACATAATCCAACGAAAGATCATGACCTGCTACCATTAGGGGCTCAAATAACTTTGAACGAAGTATTGCCTTATCATCAAGTTACAAGTTTCCCTGGATTACTGACAGAGTTTATTGCGTCAAAAAGAAGTGCTAATACAAATGTTACCTTAATTAAAGGTCTTGGAAGATACCAAGATTTCGAGGAAGAAAAAATGCAAATGAGATATATGGAAGACTTTGATCCAGAGATCAATGTCGCCTATTTCATTTCCGATAGAAAGTTCGATTATGTCTCATCTAGTGGTGCAAGAATAATTGAACAATTTGATGAAACCGCGTATAATAAATACGCGTTAGGGGAGTGGCCAGACGCAGAGGTCAAAATGAAAAGTGATGTGTCATGAAAAAGACAGTTTTAAAAACAGAGAAAGTAAGATCAACGAGCGTGAAGAAATCTACACGAGACATTGAGATCATTGAAAAATATGTCTCAGGCAAAGACCAAACGGAGATCGCAGAGGAGTTCGGATTAACTCCGACCAGGATAGGGCAGATCATACGTGATCAGCTCGGTAAGCATGCTAAGAACAGCATTCTGGAGAAGTCGTTGATCGAACTGAAGAGAGATATTAACACCGGACAGACACACAAAGAAATTCGTGTGAAATATGGTGCTAGTCTATTACGTAAGATCAAAAGCAATCTCGGGTTCAATGCCTTTGAAGCCTGTTTGGAAAAACGGGATACTGATGTGCTCAAGAAACACAAAGAAGGAATGACTGCTTTGGAAATTGCCGAAGAACTCGGTTTGACCAGAGATCACATTTATGGAATTCTTCATACCGCTGGAGTAAGATCTAAGCCTACTAAGGCAGAGTATGCTACACGGAATGCAAAGATCGTTGAGCAATTCCAAGCAGGTAAGACAAGTTCTGATCTGGCAGAAACACACAAGCTCACGGTGACAAATATCAACATCATCCTCAAGAATATGGGGGCAAGAGACTAAAATACTAAAATATGAAATTCGCAATCCAAATGTTGGCCTTCTCAATGGTCGTAGTAGCAATATCACTTCTTACTTTACCTGCTTGTGAGACTTCGGCTGATGATCAAAGTAATCAAAGGATTAAGTTTGTTGAGTATACTGTAATAGGTGGTCATGCTTTTCTCTTGGTCCAGGTGGATAACAAAGAATATTTTGTTTCAGGAGATGGTGGCGCAATTCTTCATAGAGTTATTGTTAATTGATGGCAAAGGAACTCTACGTTCGAAAGATGCTTCTCGATATAATGTCGAAGGATTGGTGGGATACGGAAATAACCCAATACGGAATAACCAAAGACCAAATAATCAATGTCTCTATAGATTATGAGGGTAAAGTTTGGCTCATTTATTGGGAAGAACACGAGGTTGAATCGGTCAACCGATCAGGATGTTCTTTTATGTTTTGTTGATGTCTAAGGTTAAAGAGTTAGATACTTCTAAGGTTGTTGAATTCTTCAATGATTATTGCTACAGATGTGTGATCATAAATGATTGGTCTAGTATCCGTAGGGGTATACCGAATGGTTCCCCTGGTGATGTTATGAAAAAAGGATACCAGGATTATCTGAAGATTACTCGGGATGATGTGTATTGGGATGAAGATCTAATCGAACAACTAGAAGAGGATTCAGACCTGATGTACTGGACTGATGGTAAAGACTTTTACTTTGGTATGAATAAATCACAGCGTATTTAACCAAATTTTTCTTATCTTTACACTATGGACATAGGAAGAAACAATAAAGGAGTAGCTAGGAGGTTGAGTAATTTCACCGCCCGACCTTTTATATTTGATGGTGTAGAGTGTGCTTCTATGGAAGGATTGCTACAAGGTTTCAAATTTGAGAACCCTTTAATTCAAGAACATGTCTGTACTCTTGTTGGTATCAAAGCCAAGCGAAGAGGTAGTAAAAGAAACAAGGCATGGAAAGGTGGTCAAACACTTTGGTGGAAGGGCAAACCTTACGGTAGAAAATCCAACGAGTATCAAGACTTATTGGATGAAGCATATGAAGCACTTGGTACCAACGAGCATTTCAAGAAAGACCTTTTGTCAACAGGCAAAGCGGTTTTCACACATGCCATTGGTAACAACAAGAAATCCGAGACCGTATTGACCGAAGCAGAATTCTGTAGAAGACTTACATGGTTACGAATGAAATTCCTTCAAGAATGAATATTAACGTATCAAAAGATTTCAGTAGGTATCCTGGAACAAGATCCAAAGAAACCAGTGATAATTCCGGTGAAGAATTCTTTGAAAAACTCCAGGACGGAATGATGCATGCTTTGGAACACCATACTAAGTTGGTAGTTAATTTAGATGGGACCGCAGGTTATGCAGGATCATTTCTGGATGAAGCATTCGGTAGACTTGCACATAAGTTCCTCTTAGTAAATGTGGAACCTGTATTAGAACTCATATCTACAGAAGAACCATACTTGATTGAAGAGATACAACAATCTATGAGAGAGTGGTCAGAAGATGGACCACATGATAATTCGGCACTTAGTAATAAAAACAAAACTGAAATTGATTAACGATAACGAAAATAATAAGTCATGAGCAAAGAATGGTGGGTAGTAATAATAGTGATAGTAGGTTTGATCGGATATTCTTCAATAGGAACTGAAGGACGAGTAAAGGAAATTGAAGCCGTTGCTGAACAAGAAATCACAGATGCTGGATTTAAAATTATCCGGCACGAAGGATATACTCGTGGCAGTTGGGGCCAACACGGAGGTAAGGTTTGGTATCATGTACAAGATGTCAATGATAAGAATCTCCGATACAGATTGTACTTGACCAAATGGAATGGGGAGATTCATTTCACATATGGAGCACCAGACAAACTTCAACGAATAAATGTGAACATATAATGGAAGAGACATTCACCCGAGAAGAAATGGCAGACTGTTTTAAAGCAGGACATGATTTTGCTAAAGACATGTTTAACAATCCAAGTAACTCAGAATATTTGAACGATTTGATTGAGAAGAAACGTTTGGAAGAGGAAAAGGAATAGTTATAACATTTTTATGGAATTAAAAGCCCCTAATGGAGATTTCTCTGTTTTGGGGCTTTTCCTTTTCATAGAAGTAGTTTACATTCACTCATGGTAGGTAATAGATAATCTATTCCACTATAATCAATATTCCACTCAATGAATGAAATGAGAGAAAGCAGACAAGGCGGAGATTTAGTTCTCCCACAAGGAACACACGTTGCTGTCCAAGACGGTGCGAGTGGTCAAGTCGAAGTAATTGTTGGTCCGCATAAAGCGTCACTAGCAGATACTGATCGGCCAGTAATTTATGATCCCAAAACCAGGCGGTTCAGTTCCACGAATGCTAGTGAAGCAATCCAGGCGAATCCAACTGCGAATGAGGGGCAGTATATCGTTTTATCAAATCCAAGTGTGGATGAAGACGGTAAACAACACCCAGGTAAGGGTAAACAGTCAACGGCCGGACTTAAAACTGGTCACAAGATCAATATATCTGGACCTTATACAATGCCACTTTACCCAGGACAAGTTGCAGAGGTTCTTGATGGTCACCTATTAAAGAGCAATGAATATCTCGTTTGTAGAGTATACAATGAAGAGACAGAATTGCCATTGAGATGAATGAAGATGGTAGTCCAAACGAAGTAAGCATGATGGCTACAATGGCCGAAGCATACGGTGGCGGGAATAAAAGAGATGATACTGATATGATCGTAGGCGGTTTCCTTAGTAGTCATGGACGAGAACCAAGAATGCATTATACTGCTGATGGACATATTGTTAGAACAAGAGGAATGTGGGGTTAAAAATAAATCGCCAGAAATTTTAGTGTCATATTTTTTCTTATCTTTACATAAGAAACGAGAAACAAAAATCAAATCATAAACCAAATCATATTATTATGACGTTAGTAGGAAGTGCAAAAAAGAGTTTGACCAAAGATGCAGTGAAAGAAACTGCAGAAGGTCTGATGAAAAAGAATGGTTCAACAACCACATTGGATGTGAAGAATACTCTTCGTGCCAATGATTATTGGTGTGTACAATCTGAGGTGTCTTCGATGCTTCAATCGGTATCCGCAGAAGAAGGTTGGGATTATTCAAACCCAAGTGGACAATACAATGAGTATAGTCTTCCAGTAGCAACAACCGCTACAACCAATGCCACTCCAACAGGAAACACTGCCATTGCAATCATCGCATCAGTGTTCAGTAGCATTCACACTTTATCAATGTCTGTTACTTCCCGACTTGAAAACGATCTGGGAATTGACGAGGACGATATTGAAGAGCTTATCGAAGAACTTGATGCAAGATTCACTTCACTGGATTTCTCAAGCATTGACGAAGAGAGCACAGTTGGTGACATCCAAGACATATTGGATACTGCCGCTACAACTTCACCGCCCGTTGCCGTTGCCACTCCAGTAGCAGATCCAACAGCCACTTCGGTTGCCAAAAAAAAATCCGGTCAAGGACGTAAGCCTTACACTCGTGTGAAACTTACTCCGAAGCAAGACTTCGGTGGACTAGGTGCTACAAATCAGGATGTTCAAAACATGCTGAGTAAGAATGGCATCTACACCAACGACTGGGTTCTTTCAGTTGATAACGATGCTGGAACGAGAGTTGTGTATGGTGGAGGGAATAGCAGAGATCAAGTGAGATCAGCATTCGCTCGCTACGCTGGAGTACCAATCCAAGATACTAGATCTTGTAGAGCGAAACGTTGCTAAGATGTCTAAGGACTCGATTACAACTACAAGATCCAAAACGTTGACTAGGGTGAAAATCCTTGGTCAGCGTCTTGGTAATTTAACCAAGGAGGTTGGATTGCTTACTGAAGAGTTAGAATTACTTACAGAGGACCTACAAGATTATCCAAGGACTTCGACAATTGGTGAATTGCCAATTATTGGTAAACCGTTTGAACAGAAGTTCGATCAGATCTACGATGCTTATATGAAATATGGAACCATCAAAGATGCTTCTAAATTTCTTGGGTTTTCAGAACGAACTGGTTATAGAAGAGTTAAAGATTACAACCTTAATCAAGGTAAGAAACTATGTGCCATGCTTCTTGATGATTTTGGTTGGACTGAATCTAGTCCTGAAGGAAAAACCGGTCGTATATTTCAATGTAAAGATGAAATTTTAGTATTCCCTGAAACCATGACAAAAAGACATTTCATTGCGACCAGAAGACATCTTGATATGATGGGATGGTTGACCACTGAACAATTCAACAACAAATTCAAACTCTTATTAAACGTGATATGACTGAAATTGAAGAAAACGAAAGACACGAAAAAAAAGAAAAATCATGATAGTTAGCGGAATTCCAATTATGTGGGTCCTTATATGGGCCTTGTTTGCAACGGCATGGTATGCCTACAGATACAGAAAGATCAAGTTCATGGACAAACCTTTGTTTGCTAATCCTTGGAGTTATTTAGTAATCTTTTGTGGAAACTTCTTTTTGTTTGCTTGGGCAGCAATTGCCTTTGTAGCACTGGAAGGGTTCAGATGGTACAGTGACGAATACTAATGTCGAATGACAAAAGATACTAGGTTCAAAATCTATGATGCACTTGGTGTTATTGCACTAGTGTTGTTCATAATTGCATCAATATATGGTGCGATTCTTATGTCAGAGCCCAATGCAAGTATTAGTACTGCTGACGGTTTCATCCAATTTGTCAGTGTTGGTTGTATACATTTAGTCATAGCAGCTATTTGTAGCATACCAGTTTTCATGTGGATAAGTAGCGGACCAGAATACACAGATAACGGATGCATATGAGTAACGTTAACTGAAGAAGATGAACAGTAAAGTAGAACTTAAACTAAAGGAGATCCTTTCGGGTGTCTATCATGTATCTGCCGAAAATCGGTTTGATCTTGCTATGACCTTCTTAAGGGCTCAAGAGTTCTATGAATCCGACAATCCGGAGATCTTCGAAAAGAACTTCGATATTATCAAGTACATGAGATGGTATGCGAATAAGCAGAACACCTCAACGTTTGAATACCCCGATGATTGGGCCGGGTTCAATGTTCCATCACGATCGATCAATATGGCTTTGTCCACTACTCCAAAAAGAGAGTGGACAATCTATGATCATGCCATGAATGATGTAATTGAGAGTGTTCCATTTGGAAGGTTTGACATCGTTGACAATAAACCATTCAAGAAGTTCTATTTGATTGGTACAATGACGGAAGGTAATTATGATCATCATGAATCGTCTGTATTGAATCACGAGATCGCTCATGCCTTCTATTACCTCGATAGGGACTATAGGAGAGGCATGAGCGACCTTATTACCACTATGGATGCTGATGTAAGGCGGAAGATTTATAGGGCCTTTAAACGGCTCGGTTATGCTGATAAAGTATGGGCAGATGAATTACAGGCTTACGCAATTTCTGGTATGGAAAGTATCACAAATGTCCCAGTCGATACTAAAGCATTCCAAAAGATTTTTGATGAGACCTTAGAACGGTTTACACTCAAAGAATCTATCCCAGTATAATTTTCTTTCCAATAGGTAGTTTTATGTATCAGAACGGATATATAGATAAATTAACCTATTGTTATGGCCCTTAAAAAATTTGAAAAATTCGGAGAAAAAATCGATGAATTCGATTATCACAATCCAGACGATTTTGAAAAGGTGGATGGTATAGATGTCAGTCTAACCAATATGCGGAAGGCCATTAAAATTGATATAGGTGGGACAAACATTGAGCTCAATAAAGAACAAGCATCTGAAGTGATGTCTGCTATAGCCAATGCAATCAAAATAATGTAATGGCAGGAGTTAGCGGATTCTCGGGACAATCGGGACAATCAGGTATATGTCGAAACTGATGCGTCAACGTATTTAATCCGCAATTTATATCAGAGCTTAATGTAAATGGTACTATATCTGGACCAATAATAGTTAGTCTCAATTTAAACCTTTATATACGATTGGAAAACGTTGATACTGGCTGTACATATTGTGCAATGTTTAATGACACATCTTTTGATTCACCATTATCAACCAATTTATTATCAGGTTTTTGCCCAGAATTATTTTCAGCTTCAGGAACTTCAGGAACTTCAGGATCAGGTAGCAAAAAATAATTCCAAGAAGCACACCCTATTCATTCTTTTTCTTATCTTTGTATCATGATTTTAACGGTCTGGTATACGATAACATATAGTGCTCTCATAATTTTTGGGTGTGTTATGGTTTTCGGAGTCATGGCTGTTCTGCTTGTTGACTCTCGTAATTCTCGTGTTAAACGACAAACAGAGACACAACAAAAAGAGATTCTCCAAGCTCGAAGGCTTGATGCAGAATTACATACATTACGATGGCAAGATACACTTAGACAAGATCTTGAAGCACCAGAAATAATCAGCAAAGAAGATCTAGATACCAAGCTCAAAAAGTTAGAGTTTTACGATGTAAAGTTAGTGGATGCTCTCGATAAAGAGGATTACGAATCTGCTGCCGTATTAAGAGATGAGATTGAGAAATTGAAGCAAGAACTAAATACAGAAAAAGATGCTTAACGAATCGACACTTAGGGTTAACATGGGTGTACTTCCTCCAGCCTATTGGGGAAAACAAGAAACAGCTTTAACCTATCAACAAAGTATCTTTCCTGGTGGAGAGGTGTTTGTCAGATTAAACCATCCTGAACAAGTTGATGAAAAAGATATTATTATCAGTGTTGCTCTTTTAGATTCAGCTGATATATTGAAGCTGATTATGATGGTGAATGCTCTGAGAGCTGCTGGAGCTTCGAAAATCTATCTCTATATGCCATACGTTCCTTATGCCCGACAAGATCGAGTATGTACAGAAGGAGAAGCAAATGGTATCCAAGCATTCGGTGACCTGATCAATGATATGAACTTTACAAAAGTGTTCGTACTTGATCCACATTCAAACGTTACTGAAACGGCTATCCGAAATATTCGCAGCACTACGAATCATCATTTCGTCCGAAGAGTTGCCGTTGATCTTTATAGTAAAGGATACAATAAAGAAAACACAATCTTTGTTTCACCAGATGCCGGAGCCAAGAGTAAGATGAAAAATTTGATCTCCTGGTTATATCCAATTTTTGGTTTCACAAATGTCTTTGGTGATAAGGTCAGAGATCAAGCAACAACAGAAATTCTTTATACATCAGTAGACGATCCTGATGATATGATCGCAGGTAAGACTTGTGTTGTCGTGGATGATATTTGTGACGGAGGTCGAACATTCATTGAACTCGCGAAAGTTCTTTTGGAAAAAGGTGCATCTGAAGTTATACTGATTGTAACCTTTGGAATATTCAGTCAGGGCTTATCTCCATTTAAAGGACTCGTGACTAAGATTTATTCTACAGACGTTTTAAGCAAACCTGAAAGTATTCCTGGTGTTGAATACTTTCGTATGCCGATCACTATTTTGAAAGATCCAAAAACATGTGATCCAATTCCACCTTCTGCACTTATGCCAGCAGGAACTATTGGCACACTATAATGAATTTCTTTCGTTACATAGCATGTTTGATTGGGTTTCATAAAACCCCTGTTCCAATGTTGATTGAGACAGATTTTGCTATTCATAGCAGAGGTTGTCCAGCATGTGGAATAGCATTTGGTTTTGGTGCACTCAAGAAAGTTCCAAAGCCACCAGGTGAAATGACAGATGATTCTTGGAATGTTTATCAGCAAGCACATCTTAATGACGTAAGGGCAAAGATTCAAACTGAGATTGATGAAGCAAATAGACCTCCAATTCCAACTACGTTAGATGAAGCGATCAATACTATCCGTATTCTGAACAAAGAACATATTCCAGCGATCATGGGAATGGACGAAGATACGTTCAGTGCATCAGGTCATTCTTATGCTGGTCGTTGGATGAGAAATGAATGGTATCTTTGGTGGCAACCAAATCATTCATATGAGACATGGCCTAAAGAAGAACCACCGTTGAATAAATGGTTTACGTCAATAGGAATAACTCATGCAGATGATCGAAGTGGAATTATCATGACTTGTTTTTATCGTGATGTTTGGGGTCTTGACAGAGATCTCAACGGTCAGATTGAACATTATAAAAAGCATTGGAAGAACGCCGGATTTGAAGATGGCATTTACAAAAACGAAACCAAATGAGTTTGACACCAAAAAGCGTTGTTACAGAATATTCACCTGATGAAGTAAAGAAATTGTTTGCTAAGGAATTAGGTGTTGATCAAAGTGAAATAGATTTGAACTTTGTGATCAATGATACTTCACCTGATCGTCCTGGACATTCACCTTCTTATAAGGTGACCGCAATCAAAGTAAGAACAGAACCAAGTAATAAATTCGACATATAAACAATTACATCATGAACTTTTTAGAACTTTATTGGACAGACGTTTATAAGACAGGACACAAACCAATGCTTCCACCTGGAAGTACATTGATGTTCTCAAACTCAACACCTCGAAGCGGTCGGCTATCGAACGTTCCTGGATCAGAAGGAATTATCGTTGCCGGTGCTCAGATGATGATGAGGAAATTACAGGATGATTGGTACAACAATTTCTTTATGAGACCAGTGTCTGAGATCGAACAATTCGGTAAAGACATCACAGAGATGCTTATGTTGGACAAACCATATGATGTAAGTCATATGATTCAGTTCCATGCATTGGGTTATCTTCCGTTAGAGGTTCGTGCCATTGAAGAAGGTACATTCCTTCCTTATAAGATTCCAATGACCACGATTGTTAATACTCATCCAATTGATGGGACAATCGTTGATTGGTTGGTGAACTACCTGGAGTCACCTAATTCTGCTGAATCTTGGTTAACGCCAACTTCTGCCACTACTGCGTTTGCTTACAAGAAGAATGGTATGGCGAACATCAAAAAGACTGACCCAGAGAACATGTGGTTCTTGGATTACAAATACCATGATTTCTCAATGAGAGGAATGGGTGGTAAATCTGCAATTGTAAATTCGGGTCTTGGTTTTGCAATGGTAAGCAAAGGATCAGATTCACTTCCTGTTATCCCAGCAGCAAGAAAGTATTATGACGAAGATGGGGTTCCGATCTTTTCTGTTATTGCATCAGAGCACGCTATTATGTGTGCCAATATTGGTGTATTTGGTGAACGTATTAAGCAAGGCCTGGAAGATGTTCTCGTTTCAGAATATAATTCTTTTTAAATTCTACACATGTTTCTTTTTTCCAATCATGTCTGGAGATCATGTGAGAATTGAAATTTCCGCCATCAAGATTTGATTTATTACAATCGGGACATATATAACGTTTACGTTTATGTGCTCTTTTACAGCAATCTATTTTTTTACATGCGTTTTTTGCGGATTCACTCATTTTTTCTTTGGTAACATTTGAGTGTTTATGTCCAAGTGTAGTTGGTGTTGTTTTAAGTTTTTTACCCTTATCACTTTTCCAAAAAATATTATTCTTTTCTAACATATATTTTTGGTATTGTGTTTCACTCCATTTTTTTAACATTAAATCTTTACGATATTCACGATATTCTTCTGAGGACTGCCATATAGTTGAAGCTTTTGATATTTTATCTTTTGTATCTTGGCTTAAAATCCTTCCTTTATTATTGTAAGGCAAAGCATTGTTAAAATGGTCAACCTGGTTAATAAAGTCTTTTCTGTTTTTTGCATTTACTTTAGTCAAAAAATTTACTTCAAATATGCAGGCATCTTGGTAGCAAGAAAATGTTTTGTGTATTATTATTTCAAATGGTAATATATTTTGTTGTAATAAATTTTTTACACTTTTGGATGATGTATAATATTTTTTGAAAATATCATCTGTTGGTTTATTATTTAATCGGACATTTCCATATCGGACGCCATAATAGTATTTTACCTTATTATTGATTATAAATTTTAATAAATATGTATATGGTGCAATTAAATTGTTGGTTTTATTTATAAGAAACATTGATTTTTATTTTATATATCCATAGATTCCTTGTATTTTTGTTTAAAATAAAATTATGACTGAAAAAGAAATACAATCTGTTGCAGAATATGCAACAATTAAAAAAATGCTTAACGATTTTCCAACCGGAATTATTTCTTTGGTTTGTGATACCTTTGATCTTTGGCAAGTATTGACAGAATTTTTACCGCGACTCAAAGAAGAGATTCTTGCAAGAGATGGTAAGTTAGTTATCCGTCCTGATTCAGGTGATCCAGTTGATATTATGTGTGGTGAGATTGAATTTACAGATAAAGAAAGTTACGCATCGTATATCAACTGTGCACAACCAGATGAAAGAACACCAGCACAAAAAGGTGTTATCGAACTTCTTTGGGACATCTTCGGTGGTGAAATGACATCTACTGGATACAAGCGATTGAATGCTAAGGTGGGAGCCATTTATGGCGACTCTATCACGATCGATCGTTCAAACCGCATGGATGAGAGGGCAATAGAGAAAGG